ACATGAGGTTATTTATATAGTTCCCAATGGCCGCAGAGTTCTCATTACTCAGTTTCACATGGTCCTCCTCTGTCTTGGCCTCTGGCTCTTCATAATCAAATGAAGGAGCGTCAGCCATCATCCTCTGCACTGTGGCCCATGCGATGCCGTTGTGAAGGTATTCCCAGGTCCATCCGAAGTGAGCACATATAGCCCCACGACGTCCGAAGGGACTTTTTAACCCTCTTTGTTTTCCTCTACCCGAATCGGCATCGTTGTCCTTACCGCGGACATCAATCGAATAGAGTTGCAAAAATCCCCGAGGTTGGATATAGTGTTGATGTATATCACCAGCTCAGCCAGCTGCGAAGGGGCAAGCCCGTTGAAGAGAATGTCAGTCAGCTCGTCGAGGCCTGCATCATCATTTACATAAACCGTGCGCCCGCCCTTCTGGTGGATCTGCACATAGTCCTGACCCATGACTGCCGTGGCAACGATCCGGGCCAGCCTCCGGGAGTGTGCCCCGGTCATATGACGGGCCTCCCTGAGAGCGCCCTCGGATCTCATGGCATCCTCATTGATATCAAGATCAACCTGCAGGGCTGACATACGGTCCAGCGTCGAGAGGGTTGGTTCCTGGATCCTGTATGATACCACTTCCGGCACCGGTACCTTCCCGCGGAATCTTCCCAGCAGTCCCGGGCGCCTTCGGTACACGGTCCTCTTCACATCGAAGCTGATACCGCGACCGATAAGCAGGTTCAATTCTTTACGTTCAGCATTGAGCCTTTCTTTGTCGCTGAGTGGCTTTGTCTCTTCCATACCTGGGATTTTGTAAAAAAGCCCCGAAAACACTAACTGCTTCAGGGCTTTCGCATCATTATGACTAACCTCCTACTGCTTAGGCTGCAGCTCCTGCCTGTGTCACCGGCACAACAGCTGTGAAGCCGTCGGCTATGATTGTGACATTGGTGGAGCGTGCCTCCGAGTTGGTGTTGGCAAGTACTGTCACGGTTACGACCTTGAGGGCGCGGGTGACAACCAGCCAGTCAGCACCAGGTTCAGCGGCAGCATAGGTCACGTTACCTGTGGAGGTAGCAGTGATTGTCTGTCCGACTGTATCAGCAGCTGCGGTAAAGGTCAGCGAGGTCGGGTCAACAACCAGGCCGCTGGATCCGTCATAGGCATGGATAGCCTTGCCGGCAGTGACAGCCATCGGGGTGACAATGAAGTCAACCATGAAAAGACCCTTCTTGGTCAACCTTGCGTTGACAACAGCCTCGATATCGGCGTTGGGTATGTCTACCCACAAGCCCTGCTCGCTCTTCACGCGAATTGCCTTGTTGGCGACGATCTCAGAGCCATCCATACCCCACTTGGGGGCATCGACAGTGCCAAGGTTGGTTCCACCGACGTAGGCGATGAGCTCAGCCACGTCAGGATCCAGGAGAGAGAATGTCAGAACGGGAACTTTCTTCTGTTTCAGGCGCACCTCGGGAGCAGCTCTGCCCTCCTCATAGTGTTCAGTCACTTCTGCGCGCTCCTGGTTGATTACGCAGGTCTCCTGATACGTCTTCCCGATCTTGGTCATTGAGCCGGGCATGGTGCCGCCAGGGGCAGCTGTGCCGACCAATATTTCAGATAATCCGAGAGTGATCATTTGTGATTGTTATTAATTATTGTGAATACTCCACTCAATTCGCAGATTTACAAAGTGCTGCGACACTTCAGGTTCAGCAATAAGCGACTGACCCATTATAGTAAGCCCAACGCCAGGTATGCGGGCAGCCTTCAGGGCAGCGATCGCAATACCAGCAAGGGCCTTTAGGCGCACCCGGTCCGCTTTCTTCTGGTCGACCCCTCCAATCTTCGCCACTATGTCCTGAGCATGGATATTAACATTTGAGTAACCTCGCTGCGGGTCGAAGTCCTGAGTCAGTGACGGTGTATTGATTGTCACGTCCTCTTTCTTCGAGTCGACAGGCCTCTCCCCGGTATAAATGGATCCCGTGAGCGCAGATGTGAGCGCCGTGGAGTCCTTCAATACTTTGAAGAGTTCAGTGTCTATGTCAATTGTCGTAATCATACCCAGATGCGGCAGTGAAGCTGTGAAGAGTCAAATTTCAGGACCTTCCCGCGGATACGCTCACGCGTTGCCTCGGGTGAATCCTTTACATAGATCTCAGTTCCTTCAGCAACCGGTGCCGTACCTTTCGGGAGCTGGACCACGGAGGAGTAAGTATAAAACTTACCGTCGGAGGCCTGTATCTCCCTGGCACGGGGTTCAGTCTCCTCGCGGCAACGTGAGAGAAGGATAGCTGCAGGCGCCTGGGATGTCCAGTTGCCGTTAGCATCCTGCGTCGAGGCTGCGGGGATCTGATCCGTATACAGGTAGTGAGGGTACTGCGATATCATCTTACCAGAAATAACTGCGGTTTCGGATTTTCGGCGTCAGGACATTCGGCCGGCCAAGCTCGCCACAGAGCGAGTTATACCAGAGTTTCAGTCCTTCGACGTTCCACGTCTTGCTGTACCCACCCTCCTTCACATCACAGAGAGGGAGGATGTTTGACATGCTGTTATACATTGCCAGTTTGCAGGCAAGTGAATCAACAGCAGCTGCACCAGAAAGAGAGTTATCAGCAAGGATGAGATCAATATCATTGTCGCTGACATCAAACTTCGCAAGCGCAGCCTGCAGGTACTGCAGATTTGTGGTTATAGCCATTGCCCGATGAGTTTATAAAGGGCGGAGGTGAACTTATTCACCCCCGCCGATTATTTACTTGGTCCAGCTGGTCCCGTTAGTCTGCATCAGGACAGAGCGTCCTGCGAGGTTCCATGCAGGGAAGAGGTTGGCTATACCTTCAGTTACTTCCTTGATAGGACTGTCGGTAGAGTACTTCTTGATGCATGTGTGACCTGACATGACCCTCAGAGCGGCAGTGCCGGGGAGTGTCATATCAACCGGCACCTTGTAATGGGTGGTGCCAAGGGTCCTCGACTCGGAGAAGAGAACCACATCGCTTTCAAACGGGTTGGCCGTTGTACGGGTACCGTCAGGAAGTTCAATGGTAAGCTCCTGGTCGATCTCGACTATCTGCAGTCCTCTGAACTGCACCTTGCGCATCAGCATGGAGTTGACCTGCGAGAGATCCGGCTCCTGTGCTATACCAGCCAGGTTGTTCAGGTAGGATGCACATGCCTTGATGACCTCTTCCTGTGCCACAAGCCGGGCAAGGGTTGCCGAGCTCATGAAGGCGAAGCGATAGGTGGCGCCAATGGCTCTGCCGAGGGCGAGAGCTGCAGGGAAGTCCTTTGTCAGGGGCTTGCCGGAGGTACCGGCCCAGGTTGTGTTGACACCGATCTTCTGAGCGGAGGGTATCTGATAGTCAACATCGAACTCGGTCACTACTGCGGCGTTGTTCGTGTTACTCAGGGTTACCTTGCCCAGGGAGATCTGCCTCAGTGCGATCCACTCAGCGCGGTTGGCCACGCCATCGAAGCAGAACTTGGTATCATTGGCCCAGAACTCTACAAGAGCCCTCTTGGCAGCGTCATCCCTTGCCATGGCAAGGAGTATAGAGTACTCGTTGAGCTCATCCTCAAGCATCTCGCGGGAGACGGCTATTTTGGGGATGTCTCCCTGGATACGGGAGATTGCTTCACGGGTTTTCTTCGGGATCGAGGCGCCGCGTGCCACAAGGTCGCCAGCGATTCTCAGACCGGCCTGTCCTTCGAGCATTTTCCAGGTCAGGAACTCGGTCCTTTTTACGGGGAAGAGTGTCGGGTAATACAGATCCTTGAGGTTGTAGGTGTTGACCACAGCCTGCATGTCTCTTTCAGTAAGCCCGCTCATTAATGTTGCATTCATCGTTCAGTCGTTTTAATGTTAGCGATAGATTATGCCTTTGAGATCGGACTTGAGAGAAGCAGTCAGCCCGGGGCCATTGGCCTCAGTAACCACTGCCATCAGCCATGCGTCAGTGTGCATGTTCTCAGCCACATTGACATCGTAGTTCGAGCCTACGATAGCCACAGCTGCAGCCTTCTTGGTAACGGTGGTCACACTGTAGGTCCTTTCGGTCGTGCCTGATACCTCTGTAACAGAGATCAGGGCCTCGTTATCAGCAAGTGCCTTGCCGATCTGTGCGCTCACTGTGATGAGATCCCATGCGTCATCGCCACGGTCGATCCCTGTGATGGTCTTGCCAGTCATGGGATCACCACCAGAACCGGCAATGATGTCGCCTACGACAAAGGTGTGACCCTTGTCAACCTTGATCTGTGTAACAGTAGTCGTGGAGTGTGCACCCTGAACGATACCGTCATGGGTAACCGTAGCGTCAATTGATCCAACGCACTCGATAATGACCGAGTTCAGGGCCAGGTTAATGCTCATCGTGTCAGAGAGCGTGAGAAGGTCATAAGCAGCATTGCTTCTGTCGACGGCGGAGATAGTCGCAAAATCGGTATAAGCCGGATCTGCAAACTTGTCCCCTACGATAAAATGACTGCCCTTGGCGACCTTAATAGATGCACCGGTAGCTGTGTATGCTTCAGCAACGCGCGCTGTCTTGATGACCTCCATGAGGCCATTGGTACCAGCTGCCAGAGGAGTACCCTCCACGAGGCTGGGACCACCCAGAACAGACGCCTTTACTGCTACACCGCCCGGGATATCAGCAATGCGGTGAAGGATTGCCTTCACTACCCTGCTGTCATTGGTACGGGAAATTTTAAGCATTTCTTGGGATTGTTTTACTTATCCCCGATCTTTTTACCTTCAAACTTGCCGCCATCGGGTTTGGTGACATCGGTAACATAAGCCTGTACCTCTGCTGACACTCCGTCTTTAGTCTTCTTACCCCCGAGAGCGGGAGCAGTCGACTGCCCGAGTCCTTTATCTGCCAGTTCCTGGCTGATAGCGGCAATGTCCGTTGTGGTCTCCTCAAGGTAAGCGGCAAAGTCTTCTTCCTTGGCAAAACTCATACGTCCGAAATCCTTCAGGATACGGGCCTTTGTCTGCTCAGGAATGTCCTTGTACTCATCTTTCCCCAGGAGATCTTCAAGGGTCTTCTTGCGGGATGCGGTTGCCTTGTCAGCTTCCAGCGCGGTCAGCTTCTCTGTCAAAGACTTGTTAGAGTCTATCAGAGCCTTTGCCCATGCCGGAACATTCTTGTCATCATCGGGTTTTGTGCCACCTTCGCCACCGGCTGCTCCACCTTCTCCACCTGCACCACCCTCATCGGGTTTCTTTGTGGGCTCGGTCTTCTTACCGGCATCTTTCTTTGCTTTCTCCACAGCCTCGGTTACGCGCTTGTCTGCGTCCCCCTGTAAGGCCTTCAGGAGAGGCTCAACCCCCTGGATTGCTCCATCGATTGCACTTTCCTCCGTGACGGTTTTGGCCAAAATATCGGCAACCCCATCAAACGCTTTATCGCTAAACCCCAAGGTTTTATACTTGGTTTTCAGCCCTGCGAGGATCTTCTCTTTCATGGTCAGTACTTACGTTTGTTTGATTGATCTCAAATTTAGGCTGTATTATAGTAATGCACATACCAAAGAGACAGGGAGTTATGCGAATAGATATTGACTGATAAAAAATACTTGTTATATTAAATATATTGCTTAGCTTTGTATTATACTAATACAGATTAGAAATGAAAGCAGTGAAATTACTTGTTATTTTAACTATTATGCTATTGGGGTGCAAGAGAGACCTCAATATCGCCCCTCCTGACTTCCGCACAACATGGGTCGAGATCAATGTATGTGATCATCCGTATAATGCTATCCCGGGAGATACCATATCAGATTCAGACGCCTTCCAGCTCGCAGTAGATGTAGCCGCCTCATTGGAGAATAATAATCTTTTCGACAGTTTAAATGTTCGGATTGTAATTCCCTTAGGTGAGTATATACTTGATCGAACCTTAGATTTCAGGGATACTCAACTGGAGATTAAGCCATATTATTCTATATTGGGTATTGAAGGCCAAAATATTTCTATATCGAATTGTACAATAACGCAAGGATACTAAACAATGAAACCAACTGAACTAAGGATCGGGAACTGGATCAACACTATTGAGGGTCCGGCACGGATAAAGGCAGTGAGCAATGAGGGTGTCATTACTACCTCAATTATGACCCGTGGTGATCACTTGGAGTTTGCGGAACCTATTCCGCTCACTACTGAAATGCTTATGAAGTGTTTAAATTTTAAAGAAGGGTTATACACCCTAAAGGATTTAAGGGGCTACTTTGTTGCCCTTCACCTTGACGGGAATGTTTATGCTGAATACTTTATTGGGCACTATAGTGTATGTAAGGTTGAGTTCCTTCATCAACTTCAAAACCTCTACTTTGCCTTGACCGGCCAGGAACTTGAAATAAAACTATAACCATGCCCATCATCCGCACCGTCATAAAGCAAGAGGAGAAGCCAAAGGCTGGCAGCACCCTGTACCACCTGCATCTGAAGAATGCAAGCGAAACCATTCCCGCAAAGGTGGACTTCTACTTTGGCAGCATCGCATCTATATATGAGGCCTTCACAGCCGGGCAGCTGGGTATCGCTCAGCAGAGCCTCTATGATTTCGGGATCACCCCTGAGAGGCCGTATGAGAATAAGATCTGCACTATCAGTAAGTCAGAGCTGAAGCGGAAGAGGGGCGGGAGAAGTAAACCAAAAACAACATGACCCATGGAAACACTTGACGACAGACATGAAATATTCCGGCCATATGAAGCCTCGTGCTCAAAATGCAGGCAGGGATTTGATTCAATAAATCTAACCTGCAAGGCTTTCCCTGGAGGAATTCCTGATCAAATACTGGAAGGCAAGGATAAGCACGAGATGCCACTCCCGGAACAGGGTAACAGTATCGTGTTCTCAGCCCGGTAGTCCGGCTTGCTTTTTTGTGTACTCAATTCCAAACCTCTTGGCAAACCGCTTCCATATTTCATGGTAGTGAGTGGAAGAAGCCTGGCCCCTGGTAAGAGTTCCGCTTTCTATCCTGGAATAGTTCTCTTGTGAGACCTCCATATTAAGCCTATTATACTCCATCTTTGCATCAGACAAGGAAGGCCATCCATCTGCCGGTCTCTTCATAGAAAACCGTATTAATGGAGTGACGGCCCTCATTTCCTTCATATCATATTTAATTGCCAATAGTACGTCTGGTGCGCTGAATGAACTGCCAATCCGGCCAAAGGATCCCTCTTTGGCATACCATCCTGAAGGATGATTATGAGTAAAGATTTTATCCTTGGATAATTCCAACTCTTCTTCCGTAAAAGAGACTCTTCTTTTTTGTCCCTTCCTTTCGAGCACAATCGTTCCATCATCCTCAAATATAATCCCAGTCTCAAAAGATCTGTTCTTTCGGATTTTATCTTCCATGGACTCAATCTTCCGGTAAAGCTCAACCTCTGGATCCACTGCCCCTGCCCCCGACCCTGATACAATGCCCTCCTTTAGTCCACTGGATATCCTTCCACCCTTGAAATTATCCTGTATCCAGTACGGGGTATGCTTTGCACCGCTGAGGCGTTTGGTGTTATCCTTGACCCACTTATTAAAGGCCTCCGGCATCTCAGTCACAGGGTTCTTTGGCTGCCACTCATCCAGCTTATCCTCAGCCCTTGCCTTCACTCTTTCTGCCCACTCTTCCTTAGAGATCATGATGGCGATCATCCTACATCGGCATTGGGGGTGAAAGCCATTCCATCGAAACTCTTTTGGATAACGCCCTTGAAGCACATCACAGATATCGGTCCACCCGGGTATGATTCCTCCCTTGCCATCGGAGCAGGTGTGATTATTCGATAGCTGGATCTCGTAACCTACGATCAGTGGATTATTCTGGTAGCTCTCCCATGTAGCCTGTCGGTATGCCCGATTGATCTCTGTCGAGGCCAGGCGCAGCGCATTCTTGTAGGAGGACCGGTACCGGCCCGTGCCTGGTTTATATTTCTTGGCTGCCTCACTCAGTTCCAGCTTACCGGTCTCAGGGTTCCGGACCCGGCGGAATAGTCGCTCAGGATCCTTCAGGAACTTCTCCAGCTCGCGGGCCAGCTGATCAGCATCCTTGCCCTCGATCATTGCCTGCTGGATCATTGCCTCCATCTCGGTCTTGATCCCCTCTGTGGCTTTCCATATGCGGTCAGAGACTTTCAGGCCGTCACGCTTCTCATTGAAGAAGGCCTTGGCTGCATCCTGGCGGACGGTGGCAGTAGCCTCAGCACGGACCTGGTTAAAGATCCTCTGCTCTGCCTCGGTCTTGACCAGATAGACAGAAGCATCTCTCCATACCTGGTTCTCTCCCTCCTTCCAGGCCTCTTCCACTCCTCCGAGGATAAGAGACCCCACCTGCTTGCGCACGGTGGTCAGCATATGATTGATGGCTCTCTCGACAGCAGGGTTCTCTCGCAGGTGGAACATCTCGCCCGAGGTCATGATCTTCTTGATCTGTGGCAGGGATATCGTCTGGTTGTAGACGTTCTTGATCAGGCTCTGTATCTCTTTATAGATCTTCGCCTGCTGAGCTGCTATCTTTGCCTTATTGGGATCCGTCGCCATGATCAGAGGGCCTTGTATTGGGTTCCGTACTGGCTGTTGATGATATTAAAGTACTGCTGAAGGTCCGCGCGGATGTCAAGGGTGCTGCCGGTAAGCACATCATAACCCATTGCCTCTACGTAAAGGGCGTAATGCATCCCTGCTACGATCACAGCAACAAACCCGCTCAGGTACTGCTGGGCAACCTTGGCAGTAAGGTATTCAGCCAGCAGGATCCCGCGCTGGCCGGAGGCATCACCGGTGGTCTTTGCCGTGAATGATACCTCCTGCCCCTCCTTGGTGGTGAAGCTGACTGCCCCCCCTCCGCCTGTACCGGTACCGCTGGTAACAAAGTCCTGGTGAATGAGCCGGCCATCATAGTAAAGCGCGAACCCGATAGATGACCGCAGGTTATTTGTCTGGTCCTTGTAGGTATTGGTGGACCTGGCCCGGTTGACTGCTTCCGTACATGCCATAATATAAGCCTCGGTCATATCAGCGATGATCTTATCGTGATACTCCATCAGCCGGCGGCGCAGCTGCTCAGGTGTTGTACGGATGGAAAAGCCCATGACTTAGATAGTCGGCTCGGTTACTTCAACAAAACTATCCTCCTTGCGCTCCTGCTCCATCTGCTCAAAGTCTGCATCCACATCGCTGGCAAGGCCTGAGAGCGATGCAGCGAGCTTGCGGGAGATAAGAGGCTTCTGACCATTGGCGGTGGTCAGCATCTCAACCAGGGACTGAATATCATCGATCATGTAAGGCTTGATCTCAGGTGTGATCTCAAGGCTCTCGCATTCGGTTGTCAGGGCAGTATTGAACTTCGAGACAAAGGCCTTGATCACATTACAGCGCCTTTGCAGGTACTCATCGAAGATCTCCTGCTTATCAGCTACCTTCAGGTGAGCATCCAGAAACATGAGCTTCAGGGCTATGCCTGAGATGTTGTCCAGGCCCTTGACTGAATCAAACGAGATATCCGGGGTCTGCGTCAGGGTGTAGATCAGGTTCAGGAGGGTCTCTTTCTCCAACTTTATGCTTTCGGGCGCATGCTCCCAGGAGAGGTACTTGGCCTCTGAGCCGTCCTCACCCTCAATGATGGCGCCAGATTCGCCTTTCTTGGCAAAGCCTATGAGCTTACCCTTAATGAAGATCTTCGGGCTGGCATGGTAGTCATTGGTGTCGGCGAAGTTTGAGAGCAGCTTCTCAAGGCGGTCGATCAGGGCCTGCACATCAGACCACTCAACATCTTCCTGGCGGGCGTAGACGATAGGGATCTTGCCAATGATATTGGGCTTGGGATAGCCTTCATCAACGATCCATCCGCTGTCATCCTGCTTCCATCGCATGTTCCTATCAGCGGTGTAGGTCTCAAAATACTTGGTGCTCTTACCCTCCTCCTCGGCAATGGAGTACTCCCGGGAGAAGGCTACCATGTCACCGGTCTCATCAAAGAACGGGAACAGGGCATCATCTAACAGTGGGGAGAGGATAGCACAGCGCAGGCGGAACTTGCTCTTGAACCCATAGGACTCATGAAACTTGTTACCCACAGCATTGTTGAGCATATCCTTGACCTTGCTGATCACCGAGGTGCCGGTCACTGTCTTCTCTACCGGTACCGGGAACCATAGCTCAGCTGCCTCGGTGCAGGAGAACACTGTGCGGGCTATCTTCTTATTCAGGGAGTTGCTCTTGTTTGCCTTCAGGATCTTCTGTACGGCCTCCAGCACCTGCTTCTCCTTCTCGGTCTTGGTTTCGGCGCTGATCAGAACGTCATTGCCAAAGAGAAAGGCTGCAGCACGCTTGACGATGAGCTTCTGCAGGCTGACCGGTATCCTTCCTACTGGCTCAAGACGGGTAGAGCCCTCGCCTGCCTTGCCTGAGACGTTCATGGTGGTGACACTGGTGGCAGTGTCCTCGCCAGCGTCAACCTTGACCCGCTTGTCAGGACGGAGGGCCGGATCCATCACATCATGCTTGGTAGGGTCGATCTGTTTCTTGTATGTTGCTGTCTCCGGAGGCTCACTCCCGCGGCCTGTCTTTAACTCCCGGATGATCTCTTCAGGGTTATCGAGCTGCAGTACTTTGGTGATGTCTTTCATGGTATGAGTGTTTTATATTGATTCACATTTGATGTTAAAAAAGGCCTGCCACATCCTGGGCCTGCTCTTTGTCTCTGAATTCCACGGTTCCTGTAACGCAATCCTCCGCGTCATCCCATTCATTCTTACCTACCTTCATGTAGCTGGTCAGCGAGCGGTAGAAGTCAGGCCACAGCCGGTCCCATCCCTTCGGGAAGTAAGTCAGGTTCTGCACCTCAGCGGAGTGGGAGAAGATCCTCACGTTTTTGTTCAGCCCCTGGTGAAACCACTTGATGCGGGTCTTGTTATTTCCCATGATCCGCAGTAGTTTCTCTACCGCCCGGGCAAAACCCCTTCCGCCGTTGTTGCTCTCGATGACAGCCACCTGTATGTCATGCTTGGTCAGCATCTCTGCCATCTTAGGCTCGGTGTACTCCATGGCCTTCTGAGTGTAAAGCACATCGGTTACGAAGTTGCCTATCTCAGTCTCGATGTAGCAGATGGAACAGAGAAAGTCCTTTCCCTCATCAGCTGTATCGGTGTAGTTCTTCCGGAGCTTGCGCCTGGTGGCCGGCAGGATCTCGTATTCCTTGAACCCTTGCTCATACATGAGGCCCTGAAGGGGTTTGGGGTCCTGCATATACTGAGTGTCAAATACGAAGAAGCTTTTATTTCTGAGCTTCTTGAGCTCTTCAAGGTTATGCTTAAATGGCCATAGCGCACACTCTTCACCCTTTTCATCATTGTAGATACACGGCAGGCGCAATACCTCCCAATCATCAGGCTCCTGCCTGAGTAGAAACCCGCAAAGATCTTCTTCATGGACCCGCTGCATGATGATAACGATAGGGGTGTTACGACTGTTCACGCGGCTGCGGATAGTGGTCTCAAACTTATTGTTGACCTTATTTCTGATCAGCGGAGAAAGGGCGTCGTCAGGCTTTATAGGGTCATCTATGATGATTGCGCCCCCGAAAACATGACTGTCTGAGATTGTGCTTTCAAGATCATCGAGCTCTCCATCCAACTCCCTCTTCTCTTCTTCCTCTTCAACGAGACCTGCGCCAAAGCCGGTAACCTGTCCACTGGAGCTGACAGCATATAAACCTCCGCCGTCTTGAGTATACCACTTCTTTGAATTTGTGGATGTCGGACAAGCGCGGAAGATAGATTGATATTCAGGTGTACGCATGATTGCCTGCACCTCTGAAGAGTTATCCCTTACCAGGTCATCAGAGTAAGACAGGTGGATGAACTTCGCCCGGGAATTCAGCGCCAGACCGGCAGCAATGAAGTTCTTAACCGCAAGCTCGGTCTTTCCATACCTCGGAGCGATGTTTATGATAAGGCGCTTGGTTTCTCCGGATAATACCCTATTCAGGGCCTCGGCTATCTTCAGGTGATGATCCCCGACGACAAACTTACGCTTAAACCTGACCTTAAAAAAAAACCTCGTAAAGGTCAGTATGTCCGCCAGCAGGTAGCTTCTTAATATCTGGTGCCGCGTTAGGGTCATATCTCAGCGGATAGTTCTTTAAGAAACTCTTTTGCCTCCTTCAGAGTCATAGGCCGGTCAGGGATCAAGTCC